TTTTCATTAAGCTCTTGTATTTCTTGAGCGGCTAAACTTAGTGGATCATCACTATAAGCAGGTGTAAGGAATAGCCAACCAAACCCTAAAATGGCTGTTAATGTTAATCTCCATAGTTTAGTCCTAGTCAACTAATAACTCCTTGTTATAACTTTTATAACAAGTTAATTATATCATTGAACTACTTAGCGTTATCGGTTTTGTAAAAGCCAGAACCTTTAAACTGAATACCAAATGTACCGAACTGTTTAACCATTGCAGCACCGCATTTATCACAGAGTTCTGTCATTGTTGATTCACTGATTGGTTTGTTAATTTCTTTAGCGTGTTCACATATAACACACTTGTAATCATAGTTTGGCACATCTCTCCTAAATGTTAAGGAGCAGTTTAGCCACAGTGCTCAGGTGGATCCTGCGGGTAGCGGCCCGCATATAATCTGCGACTCCCCAGTGACGGGGTGCAGACTACTATTATATCTTATTTGATTTTAATTGTCTTTGGCTTTTTATCTTCAGGGACAATGCGATCAATATTAATATGAAGCATGCCATCCTTTAGAGATGCACTAGAGACTTCCATATATTCTCCAAGAGCAAATGAGCGTGTGAATTTACGTGCAGCAATTCCTTTATGCAGAACCTCTGCGTCTGTAACTTCTGTAATTTCTCCAGATACCACAAGGGTTCCGTTGTCTACTGAGAGATCAATGTCTTCCTTTGTGAATCCTGCTACTGCAAGAGACACTCTATATGTGTCATCGTCTAGCTTTAATACATCGTATGGTGGATATGATTGGCGTGATGCAGCGTTGTGCACGTTAGCCATTCTTTCAATCTCACGATTAAAGCCAATAAAAAAAGGATCCTTGAAAAGATCCCATGTATATGTTGTTACCATTTTATTCCTCCTTCAAGCGAATAAGTTAATTTATAGGCCCCTATTGGCGACCTAATAATATTATATCACAACCTAAAAAAAGATTAAAGAATCTTTTTCTTATCCTTCATCTTTTCTGAATCTGACTCAGATGCATACAGGGCTCTTAGCTGAGCCTGTGCTGCGCTTTCTCCAGCATGGCATCCTACTAGCTCACCGCTACCCTGCTTTACAACAGCGTATCCTTTGCAACCAGCCGCATTTCTTTTAATTTCCCAAGGCATTTTTATCTCCTAATCGTTTGGGATTTCTCTGATATCCATTTCAATCAGTCCCATTTCCTTTGCTATCTTGTGTCCTTCTGGACTAAGATGAAGAGTTGCTTCAAGATTTTCATCGTATTCAACCTCCATCAAACCTTCTTCATACAACTTCATCATAGCAGAGTCAACATACTCTATATGTGCTTGCCATAATTCTGGTGCTATCTCTTTTGCATTCTCACTAATTGAAAATATCATTTCGCCATTTTCATCAACACCTTCTAAAGAAATAGCGCCTATCTCTAAATAATGTGACATTTTCATATCTTCCTCTTCCTCTTCGTACATAAATCTCCTTTGTGCAACAGGTAGGACTTGAACCTACGATAGCCGAATTATGAGTTCGGGGCCTTAACCAACTTGGCTACTGTTGCCAAGTGTCTATTGTAACGTGCCGTCTTCATTTTTGTCAATGGTTTCTTCGACTACCTGCTGTACATATTCAGAAAAATGCTTTCTAATATTACCCATAGGTCTAGTCCCCAAAGACTTCCATATTCTTTTATACTCTACAATATTTGCAAATGTCGTAGGGCATACCTGTATACCATTATACTCTTTTAGTACTGTTGGTAGCGGTACATGTTTTCCACAACACTTACACTCTTTAGCTTTTTCTTGGTATATACTCATACTATTTCCATTCCGTCTAATACATCAGATAGATCTTTTGGCATTCTAGGTGCCCTGATCATGTTTGTTACTATTGTGTCATCCTCATCTTCTCTATCCCACTTTAGAGAACTATAGGTATGTATATCTATTTCTTCATTGTTTTGTGGTCTGCTTCTGCTAATAGCATTATAAATAGATCCACAAACTGCGTCCGCTAAGTCTTTTGAACCTTTTCTAGGGTGATCAACTTTATCTCTCATAATTTTAAGCTGAAGCAATTCATCAATTAAAAGTTTTATTGCTGGCCCAGTTAATCTATCTTCTGCAACAACCATAGCCATATCATCATAGTGCTTCTTTGCAACAGATAATGTTTCAGTATTAATTCCGTATTGCTTTAGCTGCTGCATCATATCGTGTGAATTCCAGCGGTCAAATGTGCAGACACGGATTTTGAAGCCCTTAGTTCTAAGAGACAAAATGTAATCTTTTACTTCTGTAAAGTCTACAGATTTATCTGCAGTCGGTGTCCAATATCTAACTGCATCAACTTCTACAATTGGTGCTGGCTGAGAGTAGGTATCAGTTACTTTTACATTCACCCATTTCTGCACATGCGCCATAGCAACTGCACAATGGTCATGCTTTTGTGCAAGGTCGACGTGCAAGAAATATTCTTTATCTGGATCTGGTGCAAACCAGTCTTCAAATCTACCAAAGTCATCTACCGCAAGAGCCATGTTATTAAAAGCTTTCTCGATCTTCTCTCTAGACTTAAAGAAAGCGTCAATTGCTTCTGCTGGCATGCATGCAAATCTTCCTAGTGCATCTGGTGCATTTTTATAAAAGGCTACCTTAAAATCATCTATACTTCTTGTAGGATTAATTTCCCATGTAGGTCTCTTAAGAGCATACATTCTTGGATACTTGTAAGAAACAATATGGTCTTCTTCCCACTCAATATCAAACTCATTGCCTTCCGTTCCATCTGGCAAATCTGTGTCTAGTTTAAAATGATGTGACCTAATAACAGTTTCTTTTTCAGCAATAACGTCATCATATCTCTGTTGTATATAATCATTCTTATATCGTGGGAATGAAAGGAGTATTACCTTGCCGTAGTCTGGAAAGCGAGAATCAACTGATGCCCTATACATCTCATAGATAGCGCTACCAGTCTTTGCCTGCTCATGTCCAGTTGTATTCTCAATGCTAAAACCAGAAATCTCATCAAGGATAACAACAATAACGTTATATCCTTCCCAGGCCTCACGCTCTGAGTGACCTGAGTGAACTGTAATATTCTTATTAAACTTAATTTCAGAAGCTTTTTCTGAATACTTTCCTACGAACCAAGGCGACTTGTCTATGCGTGTTCTAAATCCTTTAAAGAACACGTTGCTAGCCTGCTGTGCGTTAATAGCAATATTAATAATATCAATAGAATCTCCAGGAGGCTTTCCATAATAATGTGCTGGATCCTTTAAACATAATAGTAAATATACTATATAGGCCACAGATATTGTAGAACAATAATCTTTTCCAGAACCTTTGCCTAATTGAGCAACAACCTCGTTAGCAGTTTGCTTGTATGTTCTTTTGCCTTCTTCTTCACCAAATAATTTTATTAGAGTTGATTCCTTATAAACCTGAGAAGACTTTTCAATTAATGTATACTGATACTCTGAAAGTGGTGGCAGTCCAAGAAATTCTGGACTAGTTACAAATGTTCGTAGATCTACTGGACGCTCATCAAACTCTTCGCCATCTAGAATATCAATAAGATCATTAAAATTAAGATCCACTAGATTCCTCTGCGTCAAGTACTACTGGCTCTACTATTCCAGTAATTTGAGAAAGTCTCTTAGCAACATCCATCTTACATTTTGGACAGGTTGCAGTTACTTCTTTTAAAATCTTTACAAGGATATCTTGCTTACGTTCTGTTTCTGCTAACTGTGTCGCAAGCTCTGCGTTATCTAGAAGCCCAACTTCTTGAAGCATACCAATGCGTTTGCCTTCAATATCTGCAATTAGTTTTAATGCTCCAGATTTAACGCTAAGCTGACCAGCCTGATCTGCATCTTCTACGGTCTTCCAGGCTTCTTTAATAAGCATTGCATAATGTTGGTCTGCTCCAACAATAGCCTCTTTAGCCCTCTCTCTGGCCGCTGTGTCGTTGTGTACGACTGTTTTCCACTCACCTATCAGCTCAACTACTTCGGCACGTTTAAAGCCCGTTAAAGTGGCAATCTGGGTTGGGTTATTTCCTTTAAGCAGTTCTTCAACTACTTTATTCATGCGATCATAATGATCTGCTAGTTCAATTTCCATATACTAGTATTATACTTCTAGTCGACTGAAATAGCAACCTGAGATTTAGCTATTTTATATAAAACCAAATAGCCAATCAGATCATCAATATCATTATCTCCTGCGTAACCTTGATTATTTTTAACTCTATTTAATTTATCATCGATTCTAACCTTGAGTTGCTCTACGCTATCTGCCGTCGAAAATATTCTAGCTGGCTCTAAGGCTGAGTTGCCATATGATATATTCTTTTCAATAAGCATGTGAGCAATCTCATGGCATGTTGACCAAATTGCATTACCCGCTGGCGCACCTACAGATCTTAGGTATAGGTCACTACAATTAAATGTTGTTACATCTTCAAATACTGGCTTAAGCATTATCTTCTCCTAAGTAGAACATTAACTACATCATGCTCTTTTATTCTTTCAAATGTGGCCGCTTCCCCATTTAAAAATTCCATTGTATATTTATCGTTTAATTCTACCAAAAACTCATCTGGTTGTCCAGATCCAAGTTCAACAACTAGCAAAGGACATTTACGGGCTTCCTCAGAAAATCCCTCAAATACAAATCTTTCATGACCCTCTACATCTATCTTCATAAAATCAATTTTGCCAGTGTATGTTGAATCTAATGTATCTGCATTTATCTCTTCTGTGTAAAAATTTCCATACTGACCATGATTACCAGACTGATGCTCATGAACTATACCAGACCCGCCAATATTTTCTTCCCAAATATTTAAAACCATGTTATCTTTTTTATTTGATAATGCTATATTAAATACATCAATCTGCCCAACATTAGAATAATCGTTTAGAATTGTAGCAACTGTATATGACTTGCATAGCCTTTCTATTGGCTCAAATGCCAGCACACGACCAGATGGTCCGACCCTTCTTGCCATAACTTCTGTAAAGTAGAATATATTCGCTCCAATATCCAAACACACCCAGCCAGGCTGTATGTTACGAATCATCCATTCTGTAAGCTCTTTATCCCAGTATCCCTGTTCTCTGCAGGTAGCCTGAACGTATTTATCTGTTTGATCTCCAGTATATACATAAAAAGAATTCAACACTTTGCTAAAAGTAATTGATTCTGTTGTAATTCTTTCTGTCTTCATCTTTTCTTAATTAATCCAAACTGTTCTAAGTATCTCTGTATAGTCATAGATGATACGCCACACTCTGCTGCAATTTCTGTAACTGTTTTCTTTTGTACTATGTATCTACGATATAGCCATGTTTGGCTTTGATATAACTTCATCGTTCTGTCAACACCTTATTTGCATAGTGTGCAATGCCGAATGCATCTGCAACATCAAAATCTTTTAGTGATAGACCATACTTTTTATTAAAGTAGTCTACAGTTCTTTGCTTACGCATATTACGCAATTGAGTTTTATACCATGAATCAGCATATCCTGGGTTCTTTACTCTTATCGCCTGCTTCTCATCTTTTGTTGGGTTTTTATTTCCAATATATGCCTGCCAAGAACTGGGTGATATAGTAATAACAGACGCTCCAGTAGACATAAGCTCAGCAATAACAACTCCATATACATATGATAGTTTTATTACCGCATCAGGAGATCTGACAAGTATCGCACCCTCTACGGCAATATAGTCAGCCTTTAATTCATCAAGCATTACGTGCATCTTCTTTTTAGCGTCGTATATCTTTTCATATATATCTGCACCAACAAAATCTATTTTACCCCACTTCAACGGCTTATCATTTTCCATCAAGCAGAATGCAACCGAATTCGTAGATGCGTCTATACCCAACACTCGGTTAGCTTTAGTCTTAACAAGCTCAGCTAATTTCATCAAGCATACCCATTATCTTAGATCTTTTAGTTATGTCTATTTTCTTTTGGCATGAGGCGCATAGTGTTGTTTCATTATATCTGCTCAACTGAGCATTACATTTTTTACATCCACGAGCAGCACCATTTCGAATAGCCTTCTTCTCATAATACTTTTCCATAATCCTACGATTTGTTGCAACTCTGCAGCACTCATCAGTACAATACTTTTGATTGTGCGTCTTTGGCTCAAAATCTTTAGCGCATTCTTTATTTGCACAAATCATAGTTTAGGAACCTTATATGACTCTATTTGGACTGTTCCAATTAAACCTGAGTAACATTCTTTTTTAATTGGGCAATATGTGCAAGGCATCTTAGACTTTGATGCTCCTTCTGGGCGCATAGGAAGATCTCCTTCTTTAAAGTTATCCCATACTTCGCACATCCAAACAAATAGGTCTTCGATAATCTCTGTATTCTTTTCATTCATTGAGATTGGAATAACAATGAGCTCTTGAGTATTTTTATTCTCATACAGAAAGAAACCTTCTTTAGCATTCTTTAATTTCATATATGTAAGCAGTTGGAGCATGTGGTTTGCTGTTGGCTTCATCTCAGCCTGTCTTGCATCCCATACTTCCTGCTTAGCCGTCTTGATTTCTCCAATAACCATTTCGTTATCATATTCCATAATCAAGTCTATGAAGCCTCTAATTGGAGGATATTCGTTTACAATTTCCTCTTCTTCCATTCTAAACTCTGGCATTGTAGCAATTAACTTTTGAAGTCTCTCGTGTGCCTGTGTTCCCTGTGCCATATTAGCAACAGCAACAGCATCGTTATCGTCAATAAACATTGCTCCGCTAAATGCCATATACCAATATCTTGGACATGTGCCATGACCGTACCCAAGAGAACTTGGGCTAAATGACTTCTTAGTCATCTCTCCGTCTGCACGTTTTGTATTGCGATAGGATTCATCAAGCAATTGTGCAAACTTTTCTGGATCGAAGTGTTTGCCAGTATGCTTTTTAAATTTAAGATTCTTTACTATATCTCTAGCCATTGTAACGAACGACATACTTGAGGGCATCCACAAGTTTATCGATTGACTCCTTTGCTGAATAGTAGATATTCTTTTTATTATTATTTGTTGTACCAGCTTTATCTTTAGCTATAGTAGAATAATAAGAAGCCATCATGGAAAACTTTGTAGACATAGCCTGAAGCTCAATAATTAAATATGGGGCCTTTGCTGAAGGTACATCTGGATTCATAAGCAGTTTAACAACAATTGCTAATGCTCTATCTAACTGCTCATCCTTCATATACTCATGAAGATCATTAAACTCTGTTATTGAACTAATAAGTTCAAGGGTGTTCTTATCGTCCGCCATTCTTAATCCTCTTGTCTAACTTGTCTATGAATAGTCCTATCGGATATCCAATTATAAATCCTATCATTAATCCAAATAAAAATGCGGTCATTAAATAAACCTCTGAACTATTCCATAGCCAATCCATAAACCAACAATGCCCATTAGCCCTGCAAATACTGGTGGTGCTGGAATTGGAAGCTTAAAGATACTAAAGATACCGCCTACGGCAATACCAGTTAATGTTGTATAGAGAATCTCTTTCATTTCTTGACCTTCTTATGGTTTGGTGTATATGGACCAACTATCGATCTAATTGTTCCGTCCTTGCGAATCTTTACAATCATACCATTTTTAATAATAGTATCGTTAAACCTACGCTTGTTCGCCATTGTTATCCTCCCAGAATTGGATCAGCTCTTCTAGTACTGCCCACTCAATAATACCAAGTCTAACTTTAGACTCAGTTCCAATAATAATCTTTAATGCTGGATGCATATCTCTGCTGACCTTAAATGTATCTGTACAGATCTTTGACCATACAGGTTTATTTAATGTAAACGAAGCGGAAGCTTCCTTATAGTCTACAAGAAACTGTTTCCATTTTGCATCACCTTTTTGATAATCGCCACGCCCAGAATTCTTTTGAGCCTTAGCGCCATCACGCTTTACTTCAGATCTTTCTGACATTAGCCCACCACATAAGAGTTTTTATGTCCGTCTGGACAATCCCAAGATATAGTTAGTTCTGATGCATTCCAAAAATATTCTTCAGAATCTTTATCGCATTTACCACAAGGCTTCTTGCCACCGATTTTTTCTAGTTCTGGAGACATAACCTTTTCTGGTTTAGATATAAATTCATTAAGATCTGGCACGGATATCCTCCTGTAGCTTTTCAACTACATCTGGGTTATCACGAAGGTACTGCACTGCTTTTGCTCTGCCCTGGAATCTTTCACCATTGACGGTGTACCAAGCGCCACCTTTTTCCACGACTCCGCACATTTCTGCAACATCTAATGTCTCTCCAATCAGATCTATACCAAGAACATCCCCTTGGTAGTAGAAGTCGTACTGTCCCGATAAATTAGGGGGGCCGACTTTGTTGTAATCAATAATCCAATTAACTGGTCTTCCGACTCTTTGTTCAATAATCTTGTCGCCAACTTTAACGCCAGCCTTAATAGCATTCGCTTCAGCCTCAGACGACCAGAGTTTAATGACAGTGGAAGAAAAGAACTTGACTGCCATGCCACCTGTGGGGATGTGACTAGCATGCATAGATCCAAACTGGTTTCGTTGTTGTGAGATGAGAACAAGTAGTGTGTTTTTGTTTGCATAGTTTAACATCTTGACTGCGTGGGTCATATCCTTTGCTTCGGCGCCGATTTGCTTAGTGTCTTGCAAATCCTTCATTTCATTTCCATCTTTTTCAAAGTAGATGGCTGGCAATAATGCTGAGATAGAGTCAACAACAATTAAATCAACGCCTGCATCCATAAGCTTTGTAGCAACATCTACCATATCATTTACTGTTTTTGCTGGTGAATAGATAAGCTTTTCTGAATCTACACCTAATAGTTCTGCCCATGCTGGATCATAAGAATGCTCTGCATCAATCCAGGCACAGGTCTTGCCTTCTTTTTGAGCCAATGCTATCATCTGTAGACAAAAGGAAGATTTACCAGCAGACTTATTTCCCCATACAAGAATTTGTCTTCCATAGGCAAGCCCACCCTTTAATGCTAAGTTTAAGCCAATACTAGGAGTTGACTGCTTATCAACATTAACGCTAACAGCAGACTGAACTCTTGCTCTAGTTTTTGGATCTAATTTAGCTAATATATCATCTAATACAATTTCCATTATTATTCTTTCTTCTCTCTACTCATTATAGCATTAAAATAAATTGCCGTGAAGTCTTGGACGCTCTTTATTTTTATTAATCTTTGCTTCCAGTACCTCATCTAGGCTGTGCAAAATTTGTTCTTCATTTCTCATTGCAGCGTAAACATCTAGTAGCCTGATAATAACATCAGCCATTTCTTCTACGACCTGCTCACTACCCTTTGTTTTTCTAATTGCTTCTAGTACTTCAGTAACTTCTGAATGTACGAGTGCAAGTTTGTTTCCAATCTTGTCATGAGAATATTCTCCATCCCAAAACCCCTTTTCTTTTGCTGTTTCATGAAGCATTGCCGCCAATGCATCTAATCCGTATTCTGTTAGGATATCACTCTGTGTCATTTTTCTCTCTTAAACTAAATGTAAATGATGGGCCTTCCTCATCATAATCAATTACTAATTCTTTTTCTGACTTTCCAGCATCTAAAAATCTTAGTGTTGGAACTGTAAGCTTTTTATACTCTTCTAATACTGCTACCAAAACTTGATTAATGCTTATTGAAGTAACCAAGCCCTCGATATCTTGTGTCATTTTATTTCCTTAATCATCAGGGTTCCGTCATCAAGTTTGGATAGTATTACCTGACATTTCATTCCCTCACGCATTTTTGCTAAGGCAATCTTGTACATACTAGAGAAAACAATAGCTCTAGTTAAATTTTTATCTCTATCTGATAGAACTATGTGTGCCATAGTCTTGCCAGCCTTTGTCTTATAAGGTGTAAAGTTTACCACAATATACTCGTTATCGGCAAGGTCATATTCTTTACGATATAAATAATCAACAAATATATCTGTAGACTTTGGATCGATATCGCTAACCTTAATATATTTAGCAATACGATTATCTCCTACAAGAATAAAATACATTTGGTTTGTCTCTATGGGAGTCTGCTCATTATGAAATAGACCAATAGATCCAGTCTCATCTACTAACTCCACTCTTGCCCACCCATTTCCACGCTTGATTGATTTAACCATGCCAAACATTACGAATGAACCTAGGTCATCAAACTCTGATATTGGTCTTGCTTGTGCTTTAATTCTTGGTGGAAGATCTAAACTAAATGTAGGAATTCCTAAGAATTCGTAGTAGTTTTCTTTTTCAGTTCCCTGCCGTGCATTATCGTCAAAAGCAGCACCACCAATGGCGTTGAGAGCACTAACAGCCCTGCTGTTAATACCGCTACCTTTTTTAGACGACTTTTCGATAAAGTCTTTATAATTGGCATATGGTCTCTTTTCTATGATTTTATTTGCGATGCTGTCTGAAATAAATTTAACTTCTGCCAAACCAAATCTAATGGCTTCTTTTTGTAATGAAAAGTAAACGTCAGACTCATTAATGTGTGGAAGCAAAACTTTTAACCCAAGTCTCTTTGCTTCAATCAGATACTCTGTTCTGGCATCCTTATCGTTTTCATTCTTGAGAATTGAAAACATAAACTCCAATGGATAATAAGTCTTTAGCCATGCAGTCTGATATGAAAGCATAGAATAAGCAACAGCGTGAGAACGGTTAAAAGAATATCCAGCATGTGCTTCAAAGTCATGCCATAGGTGCTGAGCCTGTTTCTTACTAATATGCTTTTCTGCACCCTCAATAAACTTATCCTTAAACTGATCAAACTCAGTTGCATCCTTCTTCTTACCGATAATCTTTCTAACCTTATCAGCCTCTGACCAAGTCATTCCGCCTAAGTGTACGCATGCCTGCATAACCTGCTCTTGGTAAATAATTACACCGTAAGTGTTTTCTGTAAAAGGTTTCATAATAGGATGCACATACTCAACTGCTTCCTCACCATGCTTTCTTTTAATGTAAGACGCTCCCACAGTATTCATTGCGCCTGGACGAACCAAAGCGTTCGATGCTGCAAGGTCTTCGAATTTATCTACGCCCATCTTAATAAGAAGGTTAGTATATGGAGTTGCTTCAGCTTGGAACACACCCTTGGTATATCCTTCGCTTAGGGTTTTGTATACTGCCTTATCGTCTAAAGAAATTTCTGATAGATTAATATCTTTACCTGTTCTATCTTTAATAGACTTTAAGGTATCGGAAATAACAGATAGTGTTTTAAGTCCAAGAGCATCGAGCTTGATTAGACCAATGTCTGCAACAGTATCCATATCATAAGCAACTACTGGGATACGGCCAGAAACTTTATCCTGTGCATCTTCACGAGACTCAACTGGCGCATACTTGCGAATATCATCCTTAGCAACAACAACTCCTGCTGCGTGAACTCCTACGCTTCGGATCTTTCCACGTAGTCTTTCTGCAAGCCAAACAACTTCTGGGTATTTAATTCTAAACTCTTTAGTATTTGGAGACTCAATAAAGTCTTCAAAAGTATCAATAGATTTCATTGCACGGTTAACATCTGAAAGTGGAACCATAAATACACGAGCAGCATCACGAACAACTCCTTTATCTTTAAAGTAAGTGTATGTGGAAATAGATGCAACATGCTTAAACTTTTTCTTTAAATAATCTTTAACTTCTTTACGACGGCGGTCTTCAAAGTCTGTATCGATATCTGGAAAGTCATTACGTTCTGGATTAATAAAGCGGAAGAACAGTAAGTCATATTCAATTGGGTCAACATCTGTAATGCCTAATGAATAACAAACTAAAGATCCAGCGGCAGAACCACGACCTGGTCCAACCATAATATTATTATCCTTTGCCCAGTTAACCATATCTGCTACAACCAAGAAATAGGATGCAAATGACTTATCCTTGATTACCGATAGCTCTTCCTCAAGACGGTCTAAGTAGACCTTATCCTTGTCCAGATCTAGCCTCTTAAGGCCTTCTAAGGCCATCTGAGCCAGTTTCTGGTCAGCATTGGTCTTAGGGACAGGCAGAAGGTCTAGACCCCTGTTAAAATCGTATTCTCCAATTTTTTCAGCAATCTCCATAGTATTATCAAATATGTCTGTTCGATTAATCCCTGATTTCTTGAAGTCTTCCTCAATTTCAGCCCTAGTCTGAATAAATAGGTTATAGTCTACGAATGATATCTTTCTATCTGGATAAAGATAGTTAAATCTATCTAACATATCTTTCATCTGACGAGACATTTCAAAGTCTGCATCTTTATCTGACTTAGGAGATGTTGATAATATAAGCATTGCCTCTTCTAGAATACGATCTTCTTCCTTAGCAAAGTGGGCGTCACCTGTCGCCACCGCCTTAATTTTGAGTTCGTCTGCTAGTTCTAAGAGCTTTTCGTTGATTTCTTTTGGATTGTGAGATTGAACCTCAATGTAAAAATCTTTCCCAAAAGTTTGTTTAAAGTCTTTGAGTATAAGTTTGGCTTCTGAGAATTCCTGGCGTTCAATAGCCTTACTAATAAGCCCATTGAGGCATCCAGAAAGAACAATAATACCTTCCGCATATTCCTTCAACACCTCTCTATCAATTCTTGGCTTATGATAAAAGCCTTCGTTCCAAGCAAGTTCCTGCAATGTATTTATATTTTCTAGACCCTTTTTATTTTTAGCCAAAAGAATAATATGGTTATAAGCCTGAATAGACTTATCTGTTTTAGAGGAGCGATCAAATCTATCTGTTGGAGATATGTACGCTTCTACTCCCAGGATTGGCTTTATGCCCTGCTCCTGACACGCTATTTGCATTTCACGATGAGAAGATAATGTTCCGTGATCTGTTATTGCTAATGCTGTTTGACCAGCATCCTTTGCCGCTTTTACAAGTTCGGCAGGAGAGTTAAGGCCATCCATCAATGAATAGTATGAATGCACATGCAAATGTGTAAATGACATTAACTCTCCGCCTTTAACTTTGTATTACCAGTCTACGCTGCTTGATGTAGCAGAAGACTCTTCGTTACCACCATTTTCTCCCATATAGAAAGCTTCTTGCTCTGCATATGGAACGTGACGAACTGCTGTCTTTTCAAGATCAAACAATTCAAGACTTGCAAAGTCGAATGGTGTTTCATCCTTAGCAAGTGGAATGATTGTGTAACTGGTATCTGTTTTGGTTCCGTTACGCTTAATACGCCACATCAGGTTAGTGATGCTTCCCATTTCGCCAGCGTATTCAATCAAGGTAGGTGTGATTGTCTTACCACTGGTTCCCTGAGATAGAATTGCAACATACGGCTCTTCTTTACCGTCGTCTACCAATACATTAATGTATAGGCGTGTTCTGGCCTTCCAGCCAGCCTTTGGATCCTTGCGATGCTGTTCATTAGCCCAGTCACGACCCTCAGACTCCATTGTGTCCAGAGCCTTGCGACGATAATCCTTTGGGTTTGTGTGCTCCAATGCGATAAAACCGCATCCAAGCTTGTCATTATAATTTGGTGAATCTGGATCTAGTTCCTGGAGGAATCTAATCTTTACGCTTTCGCCGTCTTCAACTTTAAGCCAGCGGGCCTTACTGTCATCCCCACCACTGTAGGTAGGCTTGTCTAGCGCTTTGTTTAGGTCTTTTAGACCCTTTACTATACTCATTTATTCTCCTTTATAGTTGATGGTATATATCCATCTGTATTTGTCATTATATCATGAATCCCAGGATCTGTATTCTATATCGGATACAGCATTTTTAATACAAGCTTTTATTTCTTCATCAGTCATATCGCCTGCATCTTTTGCATCATGTGGATATATCTTACCATATTCATACGAAGCCCACAAGAGGTCCTTGAACTTTAATTTATTGACTATGCTTCGACCTAATTCTCTGCCAGCCAAATCTGCGTCTGTCATTACTGTTATTTTGTTAAAATGTCTATTTAATAAATTATGTTGTTCTGTTGATAAGAATCCGCCTAGCGTAGCAACAACATTTGGAAAGCCCGCTTGGTGTACACGTATTGCATCAAAGTTAGACTCGACAACTATAACGTGGTCACCAATTTTTTTAGCACGATGAATATTAAATAAAGTTTTGCTCTTAGGAAGATTAGTACTGTTCTTAAAAGACTTACCCTCAATTGATCTACCAACTAATCCAATTGGAGTTCCGTCTGGACTATGCACTGGAGTAATAACCATATTCATCGATGCTGAGTATCCGAGACAGAAATGATCGATAGACTCTTGATTAATTCCTCTTGAAGCAAGGTAGTCTACGGCTTCCTTAGACATGCCTGAATGCAATCTGTCTAGTGTTTCTTGAGAAAATTCTTCGAACACGGGTTTTTCTTCCATAGCCTCTGAAAGTAACTCGTCAAAGTTCTCTAGAGCTTCCGCTTCTTTAGAAGATATAAAGCGCATAGCCTCATACTCATTCTTATTCATTACACGCTTGACTAGTTCTTGTAAGGTGCCAGCTTCTCCACATGAAGGATTGAAGCAAATGAATGCGCCCTTCTCACGGCTTACGCTAAATGAAGATGTGTGTCTATTAGAATGAAATGGGCAGTAGCATAGAAAGTCATTACCAGTTTCGCCAACAATACTCAGTCCTATAGATTTTAAGACTGACTTGATATGCGTTGGCGTGTACTGCGTGGTATCAACTTCCCTTGTGTTATACCCTCTAATTGCCATGCTTTCTTCTTTCCCACATATACACCATGGATGCTCATTAAGAACTTCCAAGTCTCGCCTGTGAATTCTACCGAAAATGCTGGGTCTATGTCAAGTACCCTAACATATCCTTTTCCACGCATGTCCTGCGTAAGCAGATTTTCATACTGTGGCCTCAAGCTTATTAGGCGTGAGTTGTCATCAAACTGTACTTCAATTTGAAATCTTTTAATTTTTCGATGAGTCACTGTTTAGCTCTGGAAGGTTTTCATAAATCGGAGTAATAACACCACGATTAATATCCCAGTCTAGATAGAAGTCAAACTCATGCCCGTGACGATTCTTTCTAGATACAACTTCAATCATATTAGTTCCTGGGTAGCGATGAATAGCCATAGCCATATCAGCATCATACTCAATTGCCTTTGACCAAGCAACCTGACTCATCATAGGTGGGTTATCTTGATCTGAAATATCATCTGCTGTTGCAGCAGTAATATCAATTACTGGAATGTTGTTTGATACAGCAAGCAATTTAAACTCACGAGAAATATTTCGGTTACGCTCTACTTCAGAGTTTGAACGTTTGTTATCATTAAACAACTGGTGATAGTCAAGGATAACTAAGTCTGGCTTATGCTGATCAATCTTGCCCTGAATTGTTGCTGGAGTTACATCTCCTGCACCTTCATTTGATACAAGTATGAATGAATTTTTTCCAGTAAACTTTTTCTGACCCCACGACTTAAATGTATCAACATCGATATCGCCCTTAGAGAAATCACTTGCACGAAATAAACCAGATCCTAGCATTGTATAAATACGGTCACGCATATTTTCTGGAGACATTTCAAGAGACACAATCATCGGCTTGAATCCTTGCTCCCATGCCTTGCATGCAAGATAGGATGTAAACCATGTCTTACCACGTCCTGGCCAACCGATAGCAACTATGAGATGGCCTGGAGCCATACCAGTCGGATACGCCTTATCAATAGCATCGAAACCAGTTAAGATTCCTGGGCTACCGCCCATAGCCGCTGATCGCTCTTTGACCGAAAGGAAGTGATTCTCTGCTGCCTCTAAATCAGTAACATCGATATCACGTACATTGTTTGTAAACTTGCTAAGACTTGCCAACTTACTTTGCATGTCTGCAAGAACTCTAGATGCTGCATCTTCTTTGAGAGCCGATCCTGAATGAATTAGAATGCTCTTGAGTTTACTTGAAAGATATTCGTTCTTAAGCTTATCTAAGTAGTATCCTGTTTCGCCTTTAGTTGTAACTGGCTCAAAGTCTTTAAATCTTTCTACTAGGATACCGACCTCTGGTACTGCTTTAAACTTATAGTAATATGATTTTAGACTATCCCAAATATCTTTATGTGAAGTAAATATCTCATCTACATTGTCAGCAAGCAGTGTGCTAATGTCTTTATTCTTGCATACTGCAGAGATTAATTCTGCCTCTGTATTCATTCTGCTCCGCCTTCTACCATTTTCTTAGTCGCCTCCCTGAGAGCACGACGGTTTAAAATATCCTTTTCAATCTCTACCTTTAGGTAGTCAATCTTATCAAAGTTATAGAAAAAGAAATTTAAAGGATGACCCGACTTACTGGTTTTAAAATAGTAAATCAACAACTCCTTTGCACGTTCAAATCCTACACTATCAATAACATCTTGCATAGCCCATTTTTCACGAAACTTATTTATACGTGGCTTCTTGTTATATCGCTCTTTGTATAATGATTCGTATAGGCCAATTAAAACATATGGCTCTTTCTCATTTGCCACGCTTTAGTTCCTCTTCTACTTCACGAGTCTTTTCAATAAGCTTTTCTTCTACAAACTTATATACTCTTTCTGTAGCCACATTTACAGTCTCTCCAGCACGAAGATCATCTTCTACTCCAACACCTATCTTGATGCTTTCATAGTTTCCGAGGTTGCGTGTGAATGATAGGTCTACCTTAACTCTAGTTGTCATCTGTGCTCCTTCTTAATATGGTTAGATAATGTCATGTGTGCAAAATCAGATCGAACCTCAAGTTCTTTATTGCACTCAGGACATATAACTATGCGACTGCTTGCCATTATTCCGCCTTCCAGACAGGTACAAACGAACCGTCAACGGTCTTAGTATACAATATTAAGTTGTGTTTGAGAAGAGCCTGTAATTCTGAGCGTGATGGAAGATCCCTAATATGACCAGCATCAATAATAAATTGATGAATGTCCAAAATGTCCGATTCGCTTAGCATATATCTAGACCATGTACTATCTGGATTACTAATAGGATAAACTTTCTGAGGCTTTTTAATTTTACCCTGCAGAATATATTCTTCTATTGTTACTCTATGTCTACCTAATATTTCACCAGTCTCAATAATGCTGTAAGCTTTCTCCATGCTCTTTTCAACCTGAGAATAAGAATACATCACACGCTTTTTGTCTGGATAACACCAAGCAATTATTTCATCTTTTGCCCTAGAAGCTTTAAGAACCTTATGGATCTTTCCGTTTAGGAAGAAATAGAAGAACTTTTTGCGTAATCCCTGTCTGTTTTTTCTAGCCATTTACCAAACGCATTCGTTTCCTTATTGATCATCCAACGCTTTCCGCATAGAATGCAAAACAATTCTGTGTGTAATTTTTGAGAGAATACTCTGTCAATAAAAACTCTACCATTACATCTTTGACATTTCATCATACGGAGAATAGCTTTCCATCCACAACGCATGTATAGTCTGGAGAAATATGAATCATTTGAATGTGAGGATAATCATTTACAATATGGGCAACGGCAAATCCCTTTTGCCAATCATGATGCTGAGTATACTTCATTCCGTCACTCTTTTCATCGCACATATGTCCAATTTCATAGCCACGTAGAGTTTCCCCCTCACCATTATTTCTTAACTCATATGTTACCATATGTGAAGCAATTCGGTGTGAGTGTCCTCTAATTAAAGAGATCTGCATATCTTCCATATCTTTTCTTGCAGAACCTGTTGCTGCAATAGATAGCCCGTGGTGAACGTGAATGTCTCCGAAACGGCGCTTAGGAAGTTCATTATAATAAATATATTCGTAGCCTAATGAATCTAGCGACCATAATGCTTCTGGTGTTACTTCATTAATATAATCTGGAAGTTTTGCATCAACATAGTTAAAGATACGAACATCATGATTTCCAAGTGCTGAGAATAGCTGGGCATCTGGAAGCATGTCACGAGTCTTTGTATAAAAATCTCTTGCGCCCTTTGCCTCGTGTCGCATCATAGGCACAATTAAATCTTTGCTATCTGTTTTATGAAGGTTCATAAACTCTGCTGAGCGACCTTCTGTATACTTGCTATAACAAGCCTGATCATCTGTATCCCCAAGGTAGTCGACAACATCTGGCTTAAACCACTTCATTACCTTAAACCATAGCTCAATGGCCTTATCATCCTGATACGGGAATTGCTGATCGGACGATAGCATCCATTTCAAATCGTTTGACATTAATTTTCCTTGCGTAAAAAAAGTCACGGAGTCGTGACTTAGATGTTATAGAAATTGTAGCATATATTGCTAGCCTGTCAATAGGCTATTGCTATATAGTTTAACCAAACTTTATGTTGTTTTGCGCTTGTTGGCATATAGCATATTGCTGTAAACCCGCTGGTATTTGTTGACTGAGTTGCAACATTAATTCCTGGGTGCCATGTTTCTGATGTTCTAGACATTCTGCTTCCAACAACAACTACAGGGGTTTTAGGGAAATCGCTTTTGAATTTAATAGGGAGTTCATTTACTTTTCCTGGAACAAGAAGCCACTCGATAGAGTTTTCAGCCTGAATCATTGGCTGAACGGTAGCCTGTGGTTGAGCAGTAGTACTATTTTGTGCACCAGTAATACTAATATTAGTAGTTGAAGCACCAATTTGCGGAATCTTTGCAGCAAGGTTATTAACCTTTAATTCAAGGTCACCAAGCTTTGATGCGTCTAACGGTTCTCCATCAACAAATGCCATTATAGTTTTTCTCCTAAATCGTGTGCTGAGACTTCCGCCTCAGATACTTCTATTACCTTAGATCTGTCCAAGCCGTACTTGGTAAACGAATCTGGGTCCACAATGTGTCTTAGCTTATTTTGTGATACTAGATATATTTTACCATCTGCTATGTTCTTGATCAAGGCTCCGTCTCTAAAGCCTAGTTTACCAGCAACCTTAAAACCTGTTAAAGCCGTCTCAGTTGCATTTACTGTTGTAAATGACCAAGACACTGCGGCCCTATCAGAAATAAGTCTATACCTTTTACCATCTTTAATCCAATATGTATCTTTATCTGTTTTAACAGCGATACCCGAAGGGAAATTAGTCGGAGACGATATTGCTAAGGTGCTCTTCGTAGTCCTCAACAGCTTCAATCTTTGCCTCTTCCTCTTCCATAAGCTTTGTAATTTCTGCCCTAAGTATTGCAATTTGAGTTTCATAGCTAGATACAATTTCTCCAATGCGCTGTTGTAGGGCTGTTATAATTAATTCTGCTTTTTCTGCCATCTTGTTCCTATTCGGATAGTTCTGTTAACTCTGTTGTTAGAGCAGATATTTTTAAATCAATTTCTTGTAACTGGGAATCATATGAGGTTCCAGCCAATTGCTCAGGTGTGAGCACAGCAGCAGCCTCCATTTTACCAATTTCAATACTATATCTACTTAAACTAAGATTTTTTAAATGTTGGTTTATAATAGATATTTTTTCTTCATTTGTTAGTTGATAAGTCATTTGTTTCCTCCTATTGTATTATATCATTACTATCAATGCCTTGCAATACCTTTATGGCATCCATAACAGCATTAATTCTATCATTTATTTCTCTATATTTAATTAAAGATTCTGCATCCGTATAGTCTCCTGGACTATTAGGATCTGCACTTTCTTTTAATTTTTCAATAATTATTCGCTTTTCTTCTTTTAATTCATTTAGTCTATTTTTGCAAATATTCATTTTTTCTACTTTTATAAAACTCATTAGATTCTCCCACTAAAAGTAGCATAATAATATTTACCATCATAGTCTGTAACATATGCTCTAATTCTCATATACTTTGGAGCCGCATTATTATCTATTCCGTCTCTTCCAGATAAAAATACGTGATAATAAGATGTTCCATTTACGGTTGGGCTGTCTAAAGTAAAATCATAATCGTATTGACCAGTTTTTATTGGAGAGCCACCAGTTGGAGTGTCATATATTTCATATTCAACTCCTTCATTTGTAATTGCTGCATATGTTCCACTTCCTGAAGATGTAAATGTTCCATCATCAAAACCCCACCTTAATCTGGTATTACCAGTAATGGTTCCATCTATATCATTGGTTAGTGCCTGGCTTGTAGAGCTAGTTACGTTTGCTGTAATTCTATTTGAAAAAGCTCCGCTTACAGTTCTTGTTCCATCATATGGGGTTGCTAAATTTGCTAAAGTAACTGAAGTGTTGTTTGTTGTACTATATTGAGTTGCTAAGTTACCTGGGTTTGTAGTAGTATCCCCAGCATCATTTTTATAGACAGTAATAACTGAGGTAGTTCTACTTTTTTGAGTTGTAAGTTGAGAGTAATTGCTTCTTTGAAAATTACCAGTAGTAGCATTAGAAGACCATGTTGGATTAGAAACAACTGGTGCTGCTAAAGTAGTTATTGTTCCAGATCTTGCCGCTGTCGCAGTTCCGTCATCATTATATCCTTTAACATATGCATAATATGTTGTGTTAGCGTTCAGTGCTTGAAACCTGTAAGATGTTGAAGCTGATAATGGGTCATACCATTTTCCTTCTTCAAAACCGTCTAGTGTAGGAGTTACACCAGTTGTATTATATGCAACTTTAAAACTTGTTGCGGTACCGCCATTTGCAGTCCAACTAAAATCAAATCCACTTGGAGATCTATTTGTTACGGTTAACCCAGTAGCTTGAGTTGGAGGATTTAAATCAGCTAAAGTTTTTCCACTTGCTGAAACCCAACTGCTTGACAAGCCATCGTTATTTTTAGCTTTTATAAATATATAATAAGTAGTATTTGCGGTTAATGGAAGAAGAGACCCACCAATTGTAATAGAAGCAGTATTATCTAAAGTTTCATAGTCTCCAGTGCCAGTCGGAGCAACATTCGTAGTATTATATGAATATCTATATGTAAGAGCTAAATCATGCGTTGTATCTTCAGCTGGAGCAGTAAATGTAAATTTTAAAGAATTTTTGCCTGCTGATGCAGAGTCATGAGTAAGCCCAGTAATATTATTTGGAGGCTTTAATGGATCTGTAGTAATTTTTGCAGACACCGCCCAAGAAGAATTTCCTGCACTATTTTTTCCTCTTACCCAGGCGTAATAATCTGTATTAGGAGTTAACTCATCAATTAGTTGATATAAATCAGTATTCTCAATAAGAACATTTTTATATTGATTATTGCTTGGATGTGCATCAGATCCAGTAGTTCCAGTTAGTAATGTTGCTGGAGCAGTAGTGTTACTTGTGCTAACTCCGTAATCGTATGATGTTGGTGCGTCATGCGTAGAATCGGTTACAGAAGCTGTCCATCCTAAGAAAAATGAATCTGTTCCTACAAGATCTCCGTATAAACCAGTTGGGGCATTTGGGGCCTGCAGTCCAGTTGTACTTTTAGTTATCGAGTTCCAGTTTCCATAATATCCATAATTATTACTAGTACCAGTCCAACCACGAACTCTAAAATCATATGAAGTACTGTTTGATAAGCTTGATATTGTAAAGTTTGTTGTAGTTGTTCCTGGTGAAATAAAAGACGATGAGTTCCATGTAGAACTCGTACCTAGTTTATATTGATATTCATACCTTCCAGAATGAGTATCATTTGTCCAAGAAACAGTTACTGATGTAGAATTAGATGTAGCGCTTAAAGTAAGATCTCTAGGAGCCTCTAATGTTATGTAATCTGAAGCAGATGTTTGCTCTGTTCCATATGTTGAGTTAGATGCCCTTGACACATATTGATAATAATTTGTAGTATTTGCAGCAACATCTGCTTGAACTAGAGTATATTGATCTAGCGTATTACTTAAACCGCTTGCAGGATTTGTTGATGTTCCTGAAGCTCCAGATATATTTGAAAAACTAATTCCATTTGTGCTTTTTGTAAACTGATATGAAACAGAAGTTGCGTCGCTCCATCTATAAAGTCTTCCAACTAGTGTTTTTAGTTGAGTAGTTCCAGTTGTCATGGTTACAGTAACTTGTTGTGCAATAGATGGCGTTATAGATTGAAGAAATACTAATCGCCATGTTCCTTCTGACTTACGCCATACACGTTTTACTGACTGCCAAGATCCGCCTGTTTTTCTATAAACAGTTTTAAGCTTAACCCAGCTTCCGCCAGTTTTTCTCCATATACTAGGCATTTATATCACGCTGTACTATAAAAAAGATCACCATTTGACCCTGTGCCAGATGATGGTGTTGTTGTTTGTGTTGTTGAAAAATATGAGTTTGCACCCAAGTATTGTCTTCCATCTGTATCAACAACTAGAGGCCTTAAACTTTGCGGGCTTGTATCATAGGTAATTGATGCAATATGCGTGAGTCTTTCTGCTGATGTAGAATAATTTAACCATCTCCATTGAAATGGTGCATAAGTTTCTGAAACAGCTCCTGGATAAGAAGACGGATCGGTTCTCCAGCCATCCCAGTATATATTAAAATCACCATCTCCAGAGTTTGTCCACATTCTCATATAACCACTTTGAACCCCAAGATTAAGAGTTTTATTTACAAAACCCAATCCGTTTGGACCAAGTTCAACCTTTTGGTTAGCATTTTCTGTTACTATTGCAGAATCAATTCCTAAATTAACATAGCCGTAGGGTGCATTTGTGCTACTTACAGTTATCTTGGCATCAGAACCTAGTGTTGTTGTTAGTGTTGAAGTAGATCCAAATACGTCGACATAAGATGAAGCTTTAGATATTGAAGATGAAGTTACGTTCCACCCAGCAATACTTCCACTGGTTGAACTTAAATATCCAGCTGGCGTTACAGAAAATGTAGATCCTGCAGTTATTCCAGTTGGAGGTGCAATTGTTAAGTTGTATCCAGCATATGAACCACTACCTCTTACAACAATTTGTGGGGTTAGTGGGTCTAATTCAATTGATGGAGATGCTCCAGAAGAACTTGCAAGCTTTCCAGAATTAATAACCCAGTTTCCGATATTACCAGCATTTGCTGTCAATATACCAGTGTTGCTTACTGAAAAATTAGGAGTAGAAGATGAGGCAGTATATCCGTATATACCGCTTGTATCTATCTTAATTCCAGCAGTAGAACCATTTCCTACAGTTGTTGATGTTCTATATGTTCCGCCAGTAATAAGAGGAGAATCTATACTAGCATTTGCAGAAAGAGATGTTGCAGAAATTGTTCCAGTTGCTTCTAAAAGTCCACCAGAAAATTTAAGAGCGCCATTTGCAAGCCTAAATGTTCCATCAGATTTTATCCAATCGCTGTTTGCAACTGAACCACTACTATTAAGCACAATTCCGTTTATAGCGTTTGCGCCAGTTTGTAGTACGCTTGAAAGTCTATATGGTACTTGATATCCAATACCTATAAATGTTGAGTTTGTTGCTCCAGCAATTACATAACTTGAAAATGTGCTAGCTCCAGTTACATCAATTGTTCCTTTAACATCTAATGCACTACCGCTCCACGTTAGCTTATCTCCAAGGGAGAATCTTCCTAGATTGTCTGCATAAAATGGAGTTCCAGAAGAATTGTAAAGCCCTACCGCATCGCTACTACTTGTCTCTGGCCCACCAATATAAATTCTTCCTTTTGTAGATTGGCCACCAACTGTTTTTGTATAAGCGCTTAAATGAATATCATTAGCTCCGCTTGTTCCACCGACTTGAAATTGATTATTAGCTAAAATAAAATCTGCTTGAATATCTGGAGGTTCAACTGCTGTAGGAATTAATGGTCCAAATACATCAGACAATGTTCCAGCTACTGGGCTAGCTCCTGCTGTATAAGGCTGAACTGTAACGTAATAAGAAGTTCCAGTAGTTAAACCTGCAAAGGTTGCTGAGTTTGAAAAACAAGTTCTTGTTTCTAAAGGAGTTCCAGATCCAGCAGCATTTGTATATAATTTTGCAACATAGTATCCACCAGATGTAACTAGATTAGCAGCAGTTGCTGGCTCGGTCCACGAAACAACTATGCTTCTTGGGGTACCGCTTCCAGATATTGTAACTGCTCCAGGAGCTGTAGTGTTTCCAGGAACTAAAACTGGATAGTTTGATACTGGTGCTACCCAAACAGAAGGATTATTGAACGTATTAAATGATCTAACTTGGAAATAATAAGATGCTCCAACTGTTAGTCCGTCTACTCTAACAGATGTTCCACTTGCCTCAATTTGTCTAATTGGATCAGTTGATCCTGGAACGCTTGTCCATAATCCTACCCAATATCCTTTTGCTCCGCTACCAGCATTCCAGTTTATATTTGCATACCCAGTTCTATTCAATGGATCTGAAGTATCATTAAACCCAGCAACAGTTACTGAAGATGGTGCTCCTGGAATAACAGTTGTATCAACTGTGCTTGCTGAAACTGTAATTGTAAATGTAGAGCTAGGTGTTCCATTAATTCCACTTGGTGTAACTGCAATAAGTTGAACTTGATAAACACCTGGGTCTGAAATTGAAATTGTTTTTGTTCCTGCCGCAAGGAATGAGTCGACTACCTTACCAGTTCCATATATTCCGCCTATTACATAAATATCAACTCTTTTAGCATTTACTGGAAATACAGAAAGAGTAACTGGAATGTTTCCTGTTGAAGTTAATGGAACATCTACAGATGGAGAAGATGGTATTTGCTCTGTTGATGTATTTACAAAATACCCTGGAGACCAATCGCTTAGTGTGCCATCTTGATAAACCCATTGAAATTTAATTGCATAGTTTTTATCAATCTTTAAACCAGTAGCCTTAAAATTAAAATAGTTTTTATCAGTATCAGGTTGTGGCGTAGTCTGTAAATCTTTTGGTGTATCTGACATTAGAATCCTAACTGTAA